CCTCTTTTGAAAAAATCGACTCTACTCTCGGTTTCTCTAAGTATTCTCATATTATTTCATTAATTGATTGTGTGTTTCGTTACTTGCGTTTTCTAGTAAAGAATCATCTAATTGATACTGTAAGTACGTTAAACTGTCTTGGTTTTCTCTATATGTGTGTGTATCTATACTTTCTTCTGGATATGCTACTCGTACTGCGTCTTTAACGATTTCTAAGTTCATTGTGTGCATATCATTACTGGTGCTAATTCTATGATGTATTTTACGTACTAGATAACGACCACTCATATATGGATCTATGTCTAGTGGATTGTCCATACCTGGTGGTTCATAACTCGGTACTTCAAAACTGCATAAATCTCCTACAGATAGACCTGTAAATCCTTTGCAATCTAATGACAACACTTGACTTCTAAATGATAGTTTCTGTGCCATCATTCTAGGATACATTACTTCATATGGTTCACCTTCATACTCGTTTTGTAACTGTTCAGTTGTTGATACGAAGTTTAAACGACCTTCTGCTCTATCTGATAACAGTTCTCCTTCTTTGTAATTAAATATAGGTAACTGCGACTTGTTATCTACTAAACCACCTGATCCATCGTGTTCAGTATGAAATATAGTCGGAAAGTAAGTGTTGTAATCAAATGATAATTCTGAAAAGGTTTTGTTGTACATATCGTGTGTAACCATTTTACTTGCATATACACCGTTATTTAAGTTCTTTAATGTGTCAAACTGATCTTTAATAGTATATCCATCTACAGTCTGCATTTCTTTAATAATATCAGTTTCACCTGTGCCGTCTTTTACGTTACGTGGTTTTTGTTGAAACTTTGCAGCAACTGGTCTAGCTGCACCAGCAATCGCCAACATATTCTCTATACTTCTAAATCTAAATCCTGTTGCGTCTTCGTAAAATAACATACCACTTGAAGCATATTTCTGTGGTTCTGCGGCCTGTGATAATAACTTAATTGTTTCAAATGGTTTCTTTCTTGGCATTACATATTTTCTGGCACCTCGTGTTTCTTCTACAATTAAGTTCTTTTTACTTTGTAAATCATTTCTTACAATATCTACGATCATTTGATCTATTGTGCCTGTCATAGACTTATTAACACGTATGGTCTCATTGTCAAGCATTTCTTTACTGCAAAAGTGTAACATATACAACTGCGACCTAGGTGTGGTAGGTTGTCTACCAGTGATTTTGTAAATGTACATAGGATGACCTGTGGCAGCAGAGAAATCGTAACCTTTGCCAACGCCTGGCGTGTATAAACGAAATTCTATACGTTCATAACCTGTTAATGGTAAATGTGATATGACTGCTTGTGCGTCTGCGACAACTACATTACCTGATAAACCAGGTCCTTCTAATGACTCATATAAGTTTATCTCTAATACTTGTGTTTTAATAGAAATTGCTTTTGCGTTCTTATTTGAACCGTCTGCTGATTGATACGATACTAATGTTATATCGTCTAATTGAAATCGACCTGCTTTTGTAAGTGTGTCTTTATCTATTTGTGAGTACATAATTATTCATTCATCAATCTTTCAAATTCTTCTATCATTATAGGCAAATATGCTGGGTTTAATAATTTAATTCTACTGATACGGTCTTGTTCTCTTTGTTCGTATTCTCTATTACTAACTGCTTGGGCGCCTACGTCTGTACTATTACATTCTATTAAATGTGAATAATCAATTGAATCAGTAGGTCCACTTGATTGTACTTTTTCATAATGATGTATTGCGTCAGGATTATCATACTTAGAATATAAAAATTCTTCAAATGCCTGAAATGATAATGGCCAGTCGTAATATGCGTCTGTCACGTTATTTGTTAGTAACACAACCCAATGTAACATAGGACTACCAAAATGTTTTTGTGCAATGTGTTCAGGTCTTTCACCATTTGTTACAAAATATTCTGAATATAAACTTGCTGCATCCTTAACTTTATCTTTTATTTTTACTCGTCTGAATAAATCTGATACTTGCTTATATGTATCTGTACCTGGTAAAATATATTGTCCTTGTGGAAATCTTTCAAAATACATTTTTAGAATCCTTTAGCGACTGTTTCTTTAGTCATTATTTCTGTTTCACCAAAGTTTAATGACATTGTAATAATAGTAGGAGGTGCCCCTCTTTCGTCTGGCACTAATGTTGATACAACACCTTCTGGTGCATAATCTATATCAACTGATTTTAATACACAACGACTAATTCTAGGTAAGTATGTGTTTTCATTATCTCTATACATATATGTTATTTGAAATTCTGATGGTACATTAAAATAACCGTTTGCAGCATTTTGATGTTCAGGTAACATATGAAATCTGAACAACTGCAAAATTTTGTGTACACTATCTTTTTCTTTTTCATTCTTCGGTGCAAATGTAAATGGGAAAGTAAACTCTCTAAATGGTACAGATTTAAATACTGATTCTAAATTAGGGTTCTTTGCCTGACCTTTAAACTTGTCATAAACTGCTCTTGCGTTCTCAAAACCAGGTATAATACCTAATGCACTAAAACCTGCTGTTTTTGTAAGTTCTAATGCCACAGAATTAATTTTACCTGCAGCTTTTACTTTATCAGCAAATCCTGGTTCATTTATTACTCCAGCAATACCTTGTGCCATATCACCTGCAAGTCCTGTATCTAATGCTTCATAATCTGCCTTATATCCATATTTCAATCCTTCAGGTGGCATATACATACAAATACTATCTGTGATATAGGTATGATTTGATTCTGCGTATCTGAATAAACCAGAGTTAACACCTCTCACTCTATTTGTTTGAGTAATACCTCTGGATTTAATATTTTTAATTCTGTTATTAAATGTGCCTTGTCTTCGACCAAATAATTTAAAATCTTCATCTCTAAAGTTTGAACTAGCGTCTTGTAGTTTACCATTGTCAAATGTGTTTGTTTTATATTTTGATTTTTTATGTGCAAGTATATCAAAAATGACATAATGACCATCACCTAAATTACTACATTCTTGTGGATAATAGACAGTTCCATAAGAATATGGATTTTCTGCCATATGTGATGTAGGACCTACTGATCCTATCTCTAAAGGTGATTTACCTAATATTTTAGCAGCAAGTTTTGTACTTTGACCTTGATTAGCAAATGATAATGCTTGACTAATCTTGCCTGATACTGCACCTGCGACTGCTGATCCTATTTTACCTTTGATTACATTTGCTACTTTTGAAGTCCAAGCCATTTGTTTACCTTTATATATATTAGTAATATTTATATGATATGAAGAAGTCTTTTAAAGGAATATATAAACCTACTAATCCAAAGAAGTACGTTGGTAATCCCAATAACATAATATATCGTTCATTGTTAGAGCGTAGATTTATGGTCTACTGCGACAACAATCCTGGTATCATACAATGGGCAAGTGAAGAATTACCTATAAGATATTACAATCCTATTGATAAGAAGTGGCATAGATACTTTGTTGATTTCATAATTAAAACTGACAAGGGTAGAAAAATGTTAATTGAAATTAAACCTTCTCGTCAATGTACGCAACCTAAACCTTCTAAAAAGAAAACTAAATCTTATATGCGTGAAAGTTTTGAGTTTATTAAAAATCAAGCAAAATGGAAAGCCGCAACTGCGTATGCTGAAGACAACGGTGCTGTATTTAAAATAATTACTGAAAAAGAATTAGGTGTTACGTTTTAAAACTCGTCTGAACCTGACGCACCACCTCTAATATATTTAAATGAGGTATCTGGTTCGTGGTCTACAAAACCTGATACGTTAGTTCCTGAAGTTTGATTACTATTAACATTTGAATTAGTCTGTATTAAAACAGGTTGAGAAGATACGGATGCACTTTCTGTATTTAATTCTTTTAAAGATTCTGATACATTACCATACATTCCCATACCGTCATCTATCTGTAATTGATCTCCGACAACTTGTCTTTTCTTAATGCCTAATTGACTTAATGATGTACCACCTCGCATACCTGTATAATCTATTTCTTCGGTGCCTGCACCATCCATACCTGCCAATTGTCTTTGTGCAATTATCTTAGCAGAGTTATCATCATAATCTGATAATGTTGTATCTACTGTTTGATTAACTAAACCATCTTCTAATCTAGCACTTGACATATTTCTTACAGGTGCCTTACCGTCATCAAAATCTGCAAACGAAGCCTCACCTGCAATATCTCCTGCTGTGCCTGCTTTTGGATCTCTATTACCTGATTGTTTTTCTTCTTTATCATCATCATCATCGCCAAAGAAGAATTTACCTACTTTAGAATTTTTAAACCAATCTACTATACCTTGAAAGAAACCTGTAATCTTTTCCCATACACCAACAAAGAAAGCACCGATCTGATCTATTTTTTCTGCAAAGAATTGTATCGCCGCCACAACTGCCAATACTTTCAATGCTATTAATGCTCTTGCTGTTTTAAATATATTTGCAATACCTGTAAATGCTGCTGTTAAGGTTTTCATAGGATTTTTAAACAAGGCAACTAATCCGCTAAATATAGATTTACCTGTATTTGCAAATCCTTCAAACACCTCATTGATGGTATCAGGTATTACCATAAATGCTTCTTTAATTTCAGCAAGTTTACCAAAACCACCTGTATCTCTACCTGTATCTGCTGTTGTATTTGTTGCTTTATCTATTTCTTCATTTTTTTCTCTTAATTCTGATATTTTATTCTCGTTTTTAATGATATTTTCTTGTGCTTCTTTTCGTTTTTTACTATCTTTCCAAACATTATCATCTAATTTTTGTTGTAATTTATCTCTATCAGCAACTTTTTCTTGTATCTTTATTTCGTTTTTTTCTCTTTCTTTAGTTAATTTAATAACTTCTCTTTCTGTCAATAATCTGATTTTATTATTTTCAATAACACCTCTAAATCCTTGTTCTCTTAATTTTTCTAGTTTTTGTTCAGCGTCTTGTTGCTCACTTCTAAAATTATCTACTAATTTTGCTAAATTTCTATCGTAATCATTTAAATTAATTCCTAAATCATCAACTAATTTTACTAATTTATTAATTGCTACTGCAAAATTATCAATAGGACCACTTTCAATTTCTTTTGTTAAATCTGAAATCATTTTAGGTACATCGCCAATAACTGCTTGTGTAGCAGATTTTAAACCTGCACTAGTCTTTTCAATTATTACTGCACCTAGTTTTGTGATTTCTTCTTTGACATCGCCGCCTTGTGGCATATCAAATTCTGATTGAAGAGGTGTTATTTGAGGTAATGCCATATTATCCTATTTGTTTACTAATTGGTTGTGATTTCTTTTCTTCTATCTTACTAGGTTTACCATTAACATATAAACCAAACCAAGCCGCACCTGCACCAACGACTACAGATACAAAACCTGCTTGTGCATTATTAGGTTCAGGCAATGACATAAACCACGTCATTGTTTCATAAAAAACTAATCCATAAAGTGCCATAAACACTCTAGGTATTAAACGCCAGTTAGACATTAATTGTGGTATTTCTATTTTAATAAAATACCATACATCTTTTATTGTTATCATTTCATTTTCTCCCGTTCTTTTCTTTTTCTCTCATTTTCTTCTTTAATCCAATTAATTAATAATTGAACATAGATATCCCTCTCCCAAGGTATCATTGACTCTATTTCTGTCAATGAATATTTATGATGTTGTATTAAAGCAAAATTAACTTCGAATATCGCCTCTAGGCTGTTGTGGGAGAGGCCAATCCGAAAAAATCTTGTAACCCGCTGAAGGTGATTGTACTTTCAACTCCTGTCTTTGGGTTCTTCACTTTTGTTTCGTGTCTTAATCTAGGCATAGTTTCAAAAAACTTTCTCAAATTAACAAACTGATTTTGAGATAATGACTCAAAAAAGTTTTTTAATTCTTCAGGTGTTGATTCACTAGCAGGATAATTCTTTTCACCCTCGTAAATGTAATCTACACATCCTGTGACTAAACCGATAATATCTTCGTATGATAATGATTTTACACCTTTTGTAGTATATAACACTTTCATATTAGGATACTTCATAACAACGCCTAGTTTTCTACTTTCATCTAAAATTATATTGTTGGTGTGTGCGTCATCTACTTGCACCTCAACTTTTGATATGTCAACCTCCACATCGCCATAGGTTTTCTTATCATCTGGACATATAACTTTAAATTTTGCTATTTCTCCTACAGACTTTGCCCTAACCTGTAAGAAAATATACTCTACGTCAAAAGTAGGTAATTCTTCTACTTCTAATTTATCAAATGTAACAGACCTTAATATATCTTTTGTAGCCTGTTGCATTTCTTTTTCATCACCAGATTCAAGTGCCATATACAAGATTTTTTCTTCTTTCACAAGAAAAGGTCTATATTGTACCTTTGTTTCTTGTGATGGTAATGTCAACTCATATCTCGGTGTTTCTACTATTGGTAACGCCATAATAACTCCTCAATTATTAAATATTTAGTGGTGGTATTTTAAATGGTGGAAATACTCTTCCTCCAGTTACTCTACCTAATGGTACTCTACGTCTTAAATCGTTAAGTACATCACGTCCTGCTCTTCTCAATTCGGGTGGTAATTTATTTAATATGCCACCAAAAATTCCTCTATTGTTTTTGATCTCTGGTATTTTACCTACAGGAGATCCTAATTCTATATTGCCTGATTTATCTATAAAGTAATTAATCCAATTTCTAAATGTAAATGTTACAGTTACAGTTTGAATATCATTCTTATCGTGTGAATATGAAACTGCGTCTATTGATTTAGGAAAAGCATCTATCAATTGCACACCGTAAGTCACATCATCACGTTCTTGCCTACTTGCAAATTGTCCTAATTGAAATATGTTTAAATTTGTAACATAATTATCGTAATAGTTAACGTTGTATGATGATGAGGTACTAACTGCTGCCTTTTGCCATAATTCAAAATAACTTCGTTCTCTCATAAACTTATCAGCATAAAATGTTGCCTCAATGTCGCCTGATTTAAAATCATAAACTACTTTTCTAGCAGGTCTATTACCGTGTCTTACTTCTTTTGTTACCATTTCTCTATCAGGCATAGAAATGTAACT